TGACCGCATCAAGTTGAAGTCGTAGATTGCTCACCTAGCGTTGGACTCACTGCAAGATTTGAACCGCCACTTGGCTTCCACAGCATGTCCAAGGGCACGCCGTATTTGATGGCGGTTTCGAGAATCATCTTGGCATCACGCGCACGACGCTCCAACTCTTCACCAAAGTCTGCGCCGAGTTCTTCATAGTGATCGCTGATGGTCTTGAGGCCCATCTCCACATCAGAGCGATTTTGCTGCGCTTCACGACCTGCATCGACACTGAGCTTGCGAGGACAAACGCAGCTAATTTTCCACCATCCCTGGACGGCAGGCAGTTCGCCACGATCAATGGCATCGCCGATCACGTAGAACCACACTGGCTTGATGAAGCGCTGGATGAGGATCATCTGCCGATATGAAAAACGACGATCTGCTTTGGCCACCACCAGACGCACGCCAGCACCGCCCACCTTGGAGGAATCCGCCGCGAATTCATAAGGCAACACGCCAAGCGCGGAGTCACGGCGCAGATGCTCCAAGAACCCGGTAAACGTCGGGCTGGGCCGTTTCGGCTCGAAGGAATCGAGTGATTCGTTGGGCTTGAGAGCGAGCAACTTCCCGCCCGTGATCTGCTGGAGTGACACAGGACTGCTGGATTCACTGGCAGTTGCCTGATCACCTTCGATGGCAAAATCGGAATCATCCTTCAGATCACCTGTCTCGGTTTTGAGCACACGGGTAACGTCACAGTTGTCCTTCACAGCGTGCTTCTCTAGAGCGAGCAGTTCCATCTCATCGAGGATATGATTGATGGAGTGCTGGATGGTGGGGGCGTTGCGAACCGACGTTGCTTGTTCCGGCTCAAACACATGCAACACGCTTTGAGCAGGCAGTTCACGCGCGCCTTTGTCTTCGATCACGCGATACGAAACCGGTGCTCCCCAGGCATCCAGAGTGATGCCGTGATAGCTTTTGGTGGCCGTGTTGCCATCACCGATGCGGTGGGACTCGATCAACTGAAGCGCAGCTAGTCCAAGTCGGTTGCGGGTGAGATGAACGAAATATTCACCGTCCACGTCCATACCGCGACACACCAACGACTGCACTTCCTCGAAGCTGAACCTGCCGGTGATTTCGCAGCGTGCTGACCAGCCACGGAAATAGGCCTCGGCTTTCCGGTTCCATTCTGGGTCGTCCGATTGTGCCTGCGGGCGAATACCATCTCCGGTGGAATAGATCGCCATGTTGCTAACCATCTCACGCACAAAACCTGAGTTCTTGGCTAGGTAACGCGAGCGCTTCACCAGCTCGCGGTGAATATGAGGCGTGAGATCCTGTCGCGCATCACGTGGTGAGGCACCGGGCACCTGACCTCGACGCTGGGAGTGATTAGCGGATTCGTAGATTGAGCTGTCGGCTTTGGGCTTGAACCAGTCGTTCACCCATTGGAGAAGTGGATTCATGGGGCGATGCGGCGGATGTGGGAGGTGGTGATCCGGCGGCGACGTTCATAGGTGTTTGGAGCCAGAACGCGCAGTGCATGGGTGCATTCATCGAGCGTCTCCTTCACGGTCATCGGGAACTGCTTGGAAGCGTTGGAGCCGCTATCACCCCAGCTCATGAGAGTTTTGCCCTCCATGAGCATCTCTTTGGCTTTCGCCTGAATGCGGAGAACTTCTGCGACTGTGAAGCCGACGGTGAACAAACCTTGCGCCATGTCCCGGCGAAGGCTGTCAACGGCTCGGCGTCTCCTTCAGGTCGCGTTTGATCTCATCGACGGTGAGCCGGATGTAGTTCACGTCCGTTTTCACCACGTCGGTGCTTCGCTCAAGAAGTTGGATTTTCACGTCATGAGATTCGAGCCGCTGGCGGTCCTCGTTGCGCAACAGCTCCAGGTGACGAAGCGTGCTGGTATGGACACCCCAGGCGGTTCCTCCGGCAATGACCAGAGAGAGAACCTGAACGACATGGCCGAGGCTGATGGTGGAATCGAAACGGGGTTGGGTCATGGACCGATGGTCTTGAGAATGGCTTCAGGGGTGACAAAGCCCAGGGTCACGAGGCTGCCGCTGCCCTTGGTCGCGCGGATGCGGTTGGTGATCCAGTCGCCCTCGCGCTCACGTGCCGGGCTGCTTGGGTCCAGGGAAGTGTTGCCCTCGATGGTGGACATGACCATGCCCTGAACGGTGGTGACGATCCCCGCATGGCCATTGGTGGTGCTGCCATGCTTGGCAAGCCAGATCGCTCCCGGCACAGCACTCGCGGAAAGGAGCCCCAGCCTGCGGAAGTTTCCCGCACTGGTGACGCAATGCGGGGTCATGGACGACTGCCAGCGTTTGATCTGCTCTGGGGTGGCCGAGAGCGAGCGTAGCGCGCCAAGGACCATGCCCTCGCAGAAGGCGGCGCAGTAGGCCCAGCCAGGTTCCCAGGGGGAGGAACGCATCAGAGAGCGGAGTTCCTCGACCAGGAGCCGATCAGGCCCTGCGGTAGCTGGATTGTCCCAGTCAGCGTTGGGTTTGACCTCGCGCAGACCAACGAACCTTCCAGCCTGCCGCAGGACGGCGTTTGCCAGGGTGGCGGAGGTCATTTCTTCCTCCAGTTGATGCGCAGACGACCGTAGGCGGCGGTGGCGAGGCCCCCGAACTGCGCGATGGAGTCCCAGTTGGCGACCATCAGGTCCACCATGCCCTGGGCTTCAGCCGTGGGCAGATGAAGGCCGAAGATGCGGCCCAGGGCACCGACGGCCGAGATGACGATGCCTGCGTAGGTGAGTTTTCCTTGGAGGGGTTGATTCGGATTCATGCCCCCGGCGGGCCGTGTCAATCCGAGCCGGATTCATCCGCCTCGATGGCACCGTCATCCGCCTTCACCGACTCCTGACCTACGAGCTTGAGCATGACCGCCGCAGCAACCTGCATGGCCTCACAGTCCCAGTAGTGGTTGGGGCGTTTGCCAATGCGCTCCCACAGCCATTTGCCGCCTTTGCGAACGCGCTGCTCGCTCTCCATCTGCGTGAGGTAGTCGTCTCCGGCGTCCTCGGCGATTTCCCAGGTTGGCCCGCGCTCGGGGTCCTGGTTGCGCCGCAGTCGCGCGAGCATGTCCTTGATGTTGAGGTTGGACCAGTAGAACACCGAGCAGCTCTGGCCACGCCCGAGCACCACCTTCCGGCGCGGGGAATAGAACCGATGAACCGTCCGGCCATCTTTGGTTCGATGAACGTAGGTGGCACGTCGGTCGCCCATCAGGGCCACCCAGCCGTGCTTGGCGCACTCGCGATAGACATCGTAGGTGGCGTGCCCCGCATCGACAAAGACCAGGTTGGAATGAACCGTGAACCGCTCCTGGAGGCTGAGCACCTCGTCCCAGGTAGGCACTCGCTCGCGCCAGACCAGGCGGGAAGATCCCTCAAGCGACCAGCCGCGCACGACCACGAAGAAATGGTCCATCTGGCAGTCCACGGTCATGAACCTCAGCGGGGCCACCGATTGGGCTGGATCGAACGGCGGCGGCAGGAACTTGCCTTGGCGGCTCACGGCAGCCTCATCGTCCCAGGTTTCTCCCAGGCGGTAGCCGCTAGGCGTGATCTCCAGCTTGAAGTCCTCCAGGTAGTCACGCCAGGGCAGCGCGAGGCGCTTCTGGTAGAACTGACGCAGTGGCTCCAGATCACCCCTTTTCGCAGCAGCCTTGGCCCGAAGATAAAGTTCCGCCAGCCGACCCCAGCTCATTGAGCACAAGGCATTCCAGTGGAAACCCACGTTTTCAGGCGAGGCATTCGGATTGGTGGGAACATACCTTCCTGAAACATTCAGGTGCCTGCGGGAGCGGTCTGTGTCTTCAAAGGCATGGTTGCAGCCTTCGCAGACCAGGGATGCCGTTTCGCGCACGCGGGCGAAATTCCATTCGCCGTCATCGTCACGGGCATCCTTGCTCCACTCGACGTTTTCCCATTTGAAGGGCTGGCGCAGGCGGCAATGCGGACATTCAAAGGTCCACTCGCGCATGTCGGTGGTTTCAAACTTCCGGTGGGTGTCATCGTTCTCCTCCCCGCCCTGCGACATGAAGAGGCACTTGCCCAGCCATCCGAAGGCGGTCACACGGGCCTCAGCTTCGGCCATGTGACCGACGGGCCAGCGCCATGTTTCATCGCCGATGAGCCAGCGGATCGAGCGACGTTGCAGGTTGGTCTTGTTGTGGGCTCCAAGAACCCAGAGCGTCATGCCGTGGGAGAAGTGCTTGGTGCTCGTCTTGAGCTTGTGCCGATCTTTCGGGTAGAGGGCTTTGACCGCAGGGCATTCGTCGAACAGACGCCCGAGGCGGCTCTCGGCCTGATCCTTGGCGTCATCGTCCGTCTGATCGAGCCAGAGGGCCGGCCCAGGCAGGTTCGCAATGATGTAGCAGACCCCGATCTCGCCAATCGTCGTCTTGGAGGACTGGATAGCGGCGAGGATGAAGACAATCCTGGCCTTTGGATCGACCAGAGCTTCGAGCGGCTCCTTCAGCCAGGGGGAATTGTCCGCACGAAACCTGCCCGGAACCGGCGAATACGGGATCGAGTGAATGTGCTCTTCCGCCCAGGCCCAGGGTGGACGGCGATCCGGGGGCTGCCAGATCCGGCAGCCAATCTGTCGGAGGGTTTCAGCCATGACCTTGATTGAGCAGTGTGAGCACCTCGTCGATGGCGCGGCGGTTTTCCTCTTGGATGCCGGTGGCATCTAGGCCGGAGAGGATCGGTGGAAGTTCGTTCTCGAACTTGTTGCGCAACAAGCTGGTGACGCGCCCAGCGACCCTTGCCCATTCGAGACTGACCTCCTCGATGGAGACATAGAGGGCCTTCTTTACGGCCACCTTGAGCTCACGATCCTCGACCTCAGCGAGCAGCTTGCGGGCTCGCAGTGCGGTTTCCTCATCAGCAGCAGGCGCGGCTCCCTTCAAATCGTGGCGCTGCATGAATTCTCGCCACGCGGCCA